GCCCTCGTAGCTCAGTTGGATAGAGCGGCCCCCTCCTAATTGCCATAGACTGGCAAGAATGGCTCTATATCAATGGGTTTGCCGAAGCAAAAGTGCACAAAATGACCCATTTTTGCAGGGTCAATGGCACAGTTGGCACAGTAGAGAAGCCCCGGTCATCGGCTGGCACGCACAGGGGCGTCGTCAGACTCGCGGGGCAGGATCATTTTCGTGGCGTCACGGAATAGATGCTGTCGGCGGATGCCGTTACAGGACGTCGGTCAACTACGCCAATTGGCCGATCAAGGCCAAGGGCGGCTGGCGGGGCAGGCGGTATCGGAAGTAGGGGCCGCTGCCAACTTATCCAGGCGGCGTTGGAGCTCTTCGCGGGTGGCAGGCATGAGGGGCTCGGCGGCGGCGGTGCGCTGAGGATAGCGCCCACCGGCGTCAAGAGTGGATCAATTGCCCGGCCAATTAAGTGAACCTGACCCCTTTTCGAAGTGAACCTGACCCCGTTTTCGTAGCAGTGATGCTTCATGCCGCGACCGCATCAGCGCCATTTCCAGCACGAAGCATTCATCGTAGCGCAGTCCCCATTGCTTGCCGGCAGGCATGGCAGGTGCCGTCTCTATCTGTGTGACATTGCCATCGGCGTCCTCCACGGGCGTGTAAACCGCGTCGCGAGCCTCCCATTCGTCGTAGCACATCAGGCCGATTTCGAAGGCGTCAATGCCGTGCTTGGCGAAGGCATCATGGACTCGTTGCGCCATCGTGCCGACGTGCCACCGTGCCTTTTCGCCCTTCGCGGCGACAGCTTCCTTGAACTTGAATCTGTACCACTCAACTTCCGCCCATGCATCCAGCCATGCCTGTGGGATTGGCTCGATCTGCTCCTTCTGTGTTTCGTCAGAGGTATTGATCGTGGCGGTGCCGGCATAGACAACATTCCAGCGTTGTCCCGACGATCCGAGCGAAATGGTGTTATCAGCGGCGGGTCGAAATGAAGACGCCGTGACCTGCGCTATCGACACAGTATTCACACTGAGGTATAAAGATGATGAGCCGCCATTCAAGGTAGTAGTCGTGCCCTTATGTCCAATGCCGTAGCTAAGGTTATTTGAAGTGTCCGCAAAACAAAATGAGACAAAAGAAGCGTCAGTATTTGTCCCTCTGAACCCTCGGTTGTTTACTGTGGTTACGTATCCGGGGAAATAGTATTCGCCAGCCACTTGGCTCACGGCCATAACTGATGTAGATGAGTCATCACCATTTTTAATCAACGATTGCCCGGACGTGCTGACATCACGCAGGATGGTGTTGTTTGCATTTCCGCTATTTGTGACCGTATGCCCGTTGGCAAATACATTGCTCAGGTCAACCTTGCAGCCAGATGTGCCGGCAAGGAATGTCAGGTTAATGGCGTCGAACTGGTTGCCAGTAAACACGGCAGATGAAAGGCCTACGGAAACGTCACCAAGGATTCGGCCACCGATAATCTTACCGCCGTTAGTTCCGAGAGGCCCGGTGCCTTTTTGGATGGTCAACTTTCCATATTGGCCGCCTCGGACTGTCTGAGAGCCGCAGTCAATAAACAGTAAGCCACCTGTTTTCTGGCTTGTGTAAACATTGGACAAGTCGTGATACAGCGTTGCGGTTCCGGAAACGCCAATCTCAATGTCATAGCCTGTGGCTGTAGCGTCGGTCGTTTGGTAAATGTCGCTGTGGTCTGTGATATGGAAACCACTACCCGTTGCCTTTACGGCACGCCCGTAAGCCCAGCGTGACCCACAGTTGACCATGCCGCATTGGTTGCCAGAGAATGTGACATTATGCCCAGTGAGGGTTGGAGCTGCTGCGTCGCCGTAGAAGTTGATGTTGATGAGCTGCACATTATTGCCAGTAGACGCCAGAATGGGGCCATTGTCGTTCTTGGTAATGCGTGCAATGCCGCCAGAGCTTGATAATGTCTGTAGGTTATTCGATTGTGAAAGATTATTTGCGTTGTAATGTAGGCCAATGAAATCAATATTGAAGCCCGTGTTGATAGCGGTCTGAATTGCTGCGGTATGGTCCATGACTGGAGCGCCGGATAAGACATCCGCCTTCATCACGGCGTTCATGTAATCCAGGGGCGTTACACGTTCGCGAGCCTTGTCTTGCAGTAAGCCGGGCACCGCGCCTGCACCGGCCTGAAGGAAGCCGACGAGGGATGCCCCCTAGTTTGCTCCGGTGCCCGCAAGATCAGACAGGTCGGCACCAGCGGATACATTGTCTCGCGTCCAGATGGTGGATCCGCCTGAATCCTTCAGAGCGTAGCGATACTGCTACGGCAAAAGGTATATGATGGCCTCGCCGCGCGCATCTAGCACGATGGGGTTAGTATTGGCAACAGACCCAGCCTTGTCGGTGTACGTGGCAAGGGGCGTCGTGGTCCCAGTGGCGTAGGTGTATAGGAAGCATCCTGCCGCGGGAGAGCCCGCATTGAAGAACTGCTGTTTTGCCGAAGGAGAGAGCGAAGCCATGTGTTACCCCAAGAAGGTCTGGATGTTGTTTTCGGTATTGATCGGCGTGGCGATGGCCTCACCAGCTTATGCCGCCACCGCATATTGGACGGGCCAGCAGGAACAGGTTCAGACGGTTACTGGAAAGTTTGTCTGGCGCTGTTACTACAATTACAACGGACAGGTTTTCTCGCGACTCTTTGAAACGTCGTGCGCGTCAAGTGTCGAGGTTGAGTGATGCTTATTGAAAACAGCGCGGCTGTACGGATGGCAATGTCGGTGGTGATTTACCCCGCCGCAGCCTTTGTGCTGTACGGATCAGCCCGGATCATCGCCATGGTGCTTGTTCGCGTGCTTCCAGACTCGAAGCTAAAGCGGAAGTTATTTACCGACACCGACACCGGCTTGCTGGCCTACAAACCCGGTGTACGGGGCAAGAGATCGCTCAAAGGCAGCTCGCTGCGCCACGGGGATTCGTGACAGGATCTTTTGTGATGCTGGGCTGGCTGGATTAAGCATGAGCTGGGCCAGCTTGCCGCGAATCTCGTCCGGTGCACCGAATAGCTTGTAAGCGGCATCCAAGGGCTGCACAAGCCGCGAGATGATTCCGCTACCCTGCAGATTAAGACCAGTCGATTTCGACACCTCGCCAAGTAGCGATTGCGAGGCAAGGTTCTGCACGGTGTTGGAGCCCGCTGAACGTCCAGCGGTTTCCGATGCGGCTTTCTTGCTTAGGTCACCGCCCACTGCATGCAATACCTGCAATTGGTCGGGGCTGAATACGCCCTCTGCCGTGGCGCCCTTATAACCCGTTGCCTTCTGGGCAATGTCGTCCAGCTTATTAAGGTTGCCCATGTAGCGGGCCGGCGTGAGCGTGGGATTGCCAAGCGCATCCGCCACGGGAGACCCGGCCTTGTCGAGAAACGCCTATCCGGTCTGCATCTGATTCACGGGGCCGCTCATCTACTGATAAGCGTCTTTCGCTTGGGCGTACTCCGGTGAAACCTTCTCGAGCTCGCCAAGCAATTGTTGCTTCGTTCCCTGCAGGGCAGCCTACTGGTTACGGCCAAGCGCGGTCGCGGCATTCGGCTGCATCATGTCATCAAGAGCCAGCTTGACGTAATGAAGGCCACGCACGGATGTCAATGGATTATCGAGACTCTCGCCCTGCTCTAGCGCGAGCTTTTTGGCTAGCGCCGATGCCTGCTGAATTCCTGGACGCGAAGACAGCTGCCTAAGCCCGTCAGACGGAAGTAGCATGTTGTCGCGCACGGCATTGGCGGCGTCAACCGTACTCGGCTCATTGCGGAAAAGACCACCGTATTTTTGAAGCTCAGCCTCCTTGGCCTGGTCTGCCGCATTCTTTGCTGCGGCTATCCTGGCCACATCAGTTTCTCCGGCCTAGCCATAAAGCTGATTCGCCGCCCCCTGTCTGGCGGCGATTGCGCCGTCCAGATCGCTTGGCGTTCCCGCCACACCGCGCACGGCACCAACCCGCGCCGCGTTGTTGTCGAGCCCGCGCTGCACAAACTGATTCAGCGTGCCATCTGCCGCGCCAGCATCGGTCACAGCGCGTTGCAGCTGGCCGATACCAGCATTCCCCGTGGCCTCGGCTAAGGTCGGCTGAACCCCTGGCACGGCGCTCGCCTATGGCGCCATATTGCCGCCTTGGCCGAATCGGCTGATGGTGTTCGCAATGATGCGGGACTGCCCGCTATCGGTCAGCGGATCAACGAGGCTGCGCAGAGTGCGCGCACCAGCGCCAACGACAGCTGGAATGGCCTGACCTACGACGCCAGCACCAGCGCCAACGCCCGCATTAAGGAGGCGCTGCCCTTGGCCTTGCGTGTTATCCAGTGGCTGCACAGCGCCCTGAGCGGCACCGGCAAGCGCGGCACCACGGTAGGTCTGCGGCACCATCGAATCAATGACGCCAGCCCCCTTGAGCGCAGCACCAGCACCGATCGCCTGCATGGCTTGGCCGGAGATATTGCCCGCAATACCCGCCTTGGTTGCCATCAGCGGGGCGTCAGTGGCGTTCGCATCGGTCTACGCCTGCCGCAGTGAGGTGTCAGCTGCCCTAGCCTGATCGCCAATCACGTTTGGCACGCCCGCGACCTACGTCAGCACATCTTCCGGCGAAAACACCATCTTGCCGATATTCGCCGCCGCCTACCCTGCGCCACGTAGGTTATCCATGACGGATTTTCCCATGCCGGCGAAGTAGTTCTGGACATTTGAGCCAAGCCCATCCTGCGGCTTGTCATCAAGCCCGACCAGATTGGTCAAGCCCGCCTTGCGGTAGAAGTCCTGCGCCGGCATGTCAGCGTAATACTTCGTCCGAATCGCAGCCGCAAGTTTCCCATCTGGAACATCGGCGTACTGCGGGTACTTCTGGCGGAAGTCGTCGAGGACCGTCATTTCAGAAGCCCGAGCGGGTCATTGTCATCGGCAGTTGGCGTGGCCTGCTGAGTTGCACCTGTCGCACTCGGCTTGTAACCGAGCGTCGTCGATGGTGCGCCGAGGTCAGCATAGGACTGTTTTGCGGTGTCCATGAGATTGCGGTATTTCTTCTGCGAGGCTGCAGTGAGCAGCGACGTTCCTGGCGAGTTATTGCCAAGGATCTGATCCCGCTTGCTTTGCAATTGATCCATTTTCTGCCGCATGAAGTCGGCCAGTGTGGCAATTGCTGTTGCGCGCTGCTGCGGCGGTGCGTTCGGGCTGAGGTTGGCAATCATCTGGCTCGTCTCGCCCTCGGTCGCCACGCCAGACTTGATCATCTTCTGAATTTCAGCCGATGCCAACGCAACGCCATTGTTGTAAGCCTTTAACGCATTGCCTGTAGCGGTGTCAAAATGCGAATTGACCGCGTTTTCAGCGGCGTTGAAAAACCCATTGTTCTGTGGCAGTTTTTTCGAGTCTTCCAGCAAGTCAGACAAGTGACTGAGCGCCGTATTCGCCGCCACAATGCTGCCGCCCGTGGAGGTAGAGGCATTGCTGGCAAGGTCTGCCATGAACTTCTGATTCTGCGCGTACTGCGGAACGTTAAGGTCTGGATTGATCGCCTAGGCCCGGGCAAGAATCTCCTGATTGGCGGGAGTCTGCATGAAGCGGGAGCTGACCGGCAGCTTGTAGGATGCAATGCCCTGCGCGATGCTTTCACGGGACGGAGGCAACGGTTGATCGGAGGTGTCGTCACCGGGCATCTTGCCGCTCAACATGTAGTTGCGTTTCTGCGAGTCGGTCAGCGCGATCCCTTGCGTGGCAAATCCCGCCAGATCGGCGGCGCGCTTCGTCGCGACATCTTCGCCACCACTCTTTGCTGGCGGCATCACGCGACCACTCGGCGCCCCACCATTGGCCCGAGCCAGCACGGATGGAACATAGTTCTGCGTCTCGGAAGGCAACTGCATAAGAGCCTGTACCGGATCGCCGCCAGCCTTGGACAGCGCCTGATCAACACGTCCCGGCCCGGCGTTGTAGGCCGCCAAGGCAAGCTGCGTGTTCCCGCCATACTTGTTCGTCATGGCGTTAAGGTAGTCGTTACCCACGCGCATATTCTCTTGCGGCGAGCCGTCCTGAACTGGCTGTATGCCATAGCCAGGATTGGCGGCAGTGGACGGCATGAGCTGCATCAAGCCCTGCGCACCAGCCGGGCTCGCGGCATTGGGATTGCCGCCAGACTCCTGCTGCATGACGGCGTTCGATAGACTGCCCGGAACGCCCTGCTGAGGCGCAGCTTGCGGAGCCGCCTAGCCGCCCGCGTAGTTGACGGGCTGTGCCGATCCGTCGCGCGGATTGAAGGCGGCATAGCCTTGGTCCGTTTTGATCGCAGTGAAGTTCGGCGCCTTGTCAGGAACGGATATTTTCAGCTTGCCGTCTGGGCCATAGACCTGATCGCCAGCATGGTAAACGGCGTCATCCTTCTTGGTTTGTGGTGCCACAGTGTCAGCAATCTGCTTCATGTGCGGCAGCATGGACGGATCGAGCTGCGCTGGAAGATTCGGGCCAAGCACCTTCTGTGCTTGTGGGTAAATCGTCTGATACAGGCTCGCAGCACCCTGCATATCGCCAGTGCTGGCCATATTCGTAATCATGCGAGCGTACTGGCCGACGCGCTGTAGATCGGCATCCTATAGCGATGCTGCCTGAGCCTGCTACTGCTGGCCGATCTGCTGAATCTTTATGCCAGCATCCGAATCAGCGCCATAAATCTGCGACAGCGCGGCCTAATCTCCACCGAGAGCCGGCTGGGCATACTGTGCCAGCGTTTTACGGGTGCGCGTCGCCTGACCATCCTTGATGCCGGACTGCATGGCGTCGTACATGTTGGGCATCATGAGCTGGCCGATGTATCCCATTAGATATGGCTCCCCATAAATCCGAAGGTGATATTGCGAGGATTATTCACATCAACCTCAGAATGAAATCTTGGGCGGGGCATATTGGCCGGCATCGGGAATTGGCGGTATATAGTTGCTGCCGTAGGGGTTGTTAATGTTGCTGTTCCATTGACTCTGACCGTAAGCGTTGCCGATACCCTGCATGGCCTGCTGGCCAAAGTTCGACCACGCGTTAGCGCTGCCATAGATGCCTTGTGCGCGGGCCTGTCCGGCGTTCTGCAGATTGGCGCCCACCTGGTTGGCCGTATTCATGCCTAGCTGACCTGTCGTGTTGGCGCTGGTCTGCGCCATGCCGCTAAGCGAGGCGAGCCGGTTCATGTATGGCGTATAGCCCTACTGGTCGGCGTAGTTCTGGCCGTATTGCGTCAGTGCCTTGAGCGTAGCTCCGGAGTTCAAGCCGCCGCGTGCGGCAGCGCTTGCCTGTACGGCCTTGTTGCCTTCATCCAGACCGAACTGGTAGCCCGGCGCGGCACGGAATGCAGAGAACGCATCCTGCTACGCTTGCGAGCCACTCACGGATGGATTCGACCCACCGCCAAGCGTTATGGGCGCTCCGGTTTCATGACCCACTGCGCCAACGCCGCCAGACCCCATGGAGGCGGAAATGTCGCCATTGATCTTGTTCTGATCGGAGCCGCTCCAATAGCCTGTATTCCACTGCTTCTGATGCGCGGCCAGCTCGCTATCCCACGCCTGCCGATAGGCCGGGTTGCTCGAATAGAGTTGCGCATTGGCAACGGGTATGCCCTGATCGTTGGTGGATACATATGGCAAGCCACCGCCTGACCCGGAATAGGGCTGACCCGACGAGCCGTTACCTATGCCCAGCATATTCATGTACTGGTTCAGGCCAACCAAGCCGGCCTGACGAAACGGCGCCTAATCCTGACGCGACTGGTTGAACATCTGAAGCTGCGTCTGATTGGCCTGGTTGGCCGCGCCAGCCTGCGTATTTGCGGCGCTTTGGGCTGCATCTGACTACTAGCTTGCCGAATAAAGGCCAACTACGGCTGCGGCTGCGACTCCCCAAGGCATGTCAGCTCTCCTTCACAACGTTTCGGCGTATGTCGATCATCTAAAGCGCCATGTCACGGCATTCCTCAATCGTCAATTTTCGATGTTCCTTGGTGCCCGCGCCCGGATGTACCTGCATTGAAGCCAAGGATGCGAAATACATATCAAACGGAATGCGTTCGTCCTCGTGCAGCATTAGTCGTTTCTCCGAACACAGATAATCAAGGTAATCCGTTCTTCGTCACTGTTATTAGTGACCCAGTGCAGTAGCGAGTTGTCGAACGTATAAATATCGCCAGGCTCCGGGCTGAGGCTTTCATCCTCGAAGCAAAATGCCTGATCCTTGTTCCCTTTGACCTGCACGGCGAACTTTTCGTAATGCCTCGCGTGCCAGCCAGTATCTATGTGCGGCTTTACCCCGCCACCCGGAGGAATGCGGGTGATGAGTACGCCACCAAGCTGTTTTCCGCCAACTCGGCGCACCACATGACGGGCCAGCGACCACGCGGCAGGAATCTTCCCGATTACGGGATACCAAACTGACGTATGGGCATCGTTGAAGGATTCGCGGTCGCCCTTGAAGTTGGCCCAGTCGTTGTACCGCACCCAAATGTCATCTATCGACTTGTGGGGCGTGTCGTATGCTTCCGTTCGCTGCGTATGTGTGTTCCACACTTCCGGGTGGTCGGCGATCTGTGAAACAAGCCGGCTCACGTCAAGCCCTGAACCAAGTCTACGAATAGACATGCCTTGCGTCATCGGCTCACAGGTTGTCATTGATCGTCTTCGGGTTGAACCGTGGCAGCGGGGCGATCTGCGCGGCGCCCGACAAGCTATTGTTCTGCGCTACTTGCGTCTGCGCGTTCACCGTGTCGGTGATGGCAGAAACTTGCTGACCCGCTGCCTGCAGCCCGGTCTGCACGTCAAGCACCTGCGTCTAAGTGTTGGCCGTCTGCGTGATGACTTGAGGCACGGTTGGCGCATCAATGCCGCCGAGCCGGGTTTCCGCAATTTCCATAAAGAATTTGTACCAAACCGGCATCATGCGGCCAGAATCATCAAGCACGGCAACCTGCGCCCCGGGGAGCCAATTAACCCGTTTGCGAAGGCTGTTCGAACCGGCCCACGTTACCCTTCCGGTGGCTGAGCCAATGCCCGCCACTGTGCGGGCTGACGCCGTGAAGGAGATGAATGGCGAGCTGGCACTGGATACGCCAGCGACCGTTGCGCATGATGCCGTTGCCATTAGTCAGGCAGGCCCAGTGTCCAACTTCCGATGACGTGTGACCCGGCAGACGGATAGCTCTGCTCGAGAATGGAGGACACTACCAGTGCCGAGCCGCCGCCCGTTGTCACACTGATCGGCGCTCCGCCACTGGTAGCGGCCACTTGAAACGTGTCCGTGGTGACGTTTACTGCAAAATAGGTCGTGCCCTCGGTCAGCCCCGTTGGCATCGTGTCACCATAGATCACGATAGTGCCATTCGTTGAAAAGCCGTGACCGGGACAGGTGAATACGCCCGTAGTGACGTTGGCGATGAACTCTTTCGGATTGCTTGCGTTCGGCGCATAGCCGACGTAGGTTGCGCCGTTCCACAATCCAAGCCATTTGACGGTTGTTCCGGCTGGAATAGCAAAAGTCACTGCCGAGGATAGCGTGCGAACTGCGCCTGAGGATGCACCGAAGGTCGCGGCCATCTTGGCATACGTGCCGCCGGTAACCTCATTGGCTCCGGTGGCTCCGGGGAATGCCGTGTGCGCACTGATCTAGGTGATCGTCAGTGCGTTGAGCATGGTGTCTTTTGAGGCGGTGACAAAGCTCATTTGCTGCTCGCTGTAGCGTCAAGGTTGGCACCGTACACCGCGATCTTCACGGGTTCGGTTGTGCGGATGCGGTAGACGCGGCGGCGGGACAATCCAAGGCGCCTAGCCACGCCACGGTTGCGATAGGCGCCAATCTGGCCTATGCGAACTTCGCGACTGTTACTGAAGTTTCGGCAACCGTCATCCGACCAGTCCAGCATCCATAGAGGATCGGCACCCGGTGTTGGCGGCGTGATCCCGTCAAGTCCAACGCCCATCTCGGCAATGATTTCAAGCCGGCTATGTCGGAGCCACTTATTCTCGTTCTCGATAACGGCCCACGCCCTCTCACGGGTGATCGAATTTCCGTTATCGGTGAAGGCATTCAGGTCCAGCACGTATAGGTTGCCGCTGACGTAATCGCCGAGCACGTGCTGGCCGCCGAGGAACATGTAGGCGTTTCCGCGGTGCTGTTCCTGTGCGCCCGTGATTGGGTTGCGATAGGTCAGCTGCGTCCAGCGACGCGACGCGGCATCAAACGCCCACGTGGCATACCCAGGAAACGTCAGCACATAGAGCGTATGCCCGTTCTGCTGGTAGCAGTAGCCCCATGCGCCAGAAACGTCGCCATAGCCCGCGATGGCGTTTTCCAGAGCATGCGTGGAGATGCGCGTCGGGCTGTACCCTTGGGCCATATAAACCATGCCGATGCCGCTATCGTTCTGACTGAGCCAAAACACGGTGGAGTCGGACTTGGCGGGGGAGTATTTGGCCGCGCAGCCATATTCCATGATGGCGGTTCGCACAAAGACGAGATCCTTGTCGCCCGAAGTCTGCGCAATCTCCGTTGTCGTGGTGTTGAACAGCCACAGCTCGCGGTGATCAGATAGCACCGAAACGATGGGGTCAGGATTAGCCTCGGAACTGGCAAAGTTCAGTGCATCAAGGGTGGTTGCATCGCCGATGTTCGTCCAGCCGTAAGTGCCATTCGTGTTGGGGAAGATGATGTAACTGTCTTGATACGTGCCCTGCGCTGTCGTCGGAGCGCCCGTAACCGACACATAGGCCAGTGTCGAGAAGGTCAGAACATGCCATCCCGCTGAATGCATGACGGCGAGCTGCGTGTCGTTGTAAACAAGGCTTACACGCCCCGCCCCAGGAACGGCGCCGATCAGCGTTGAAACGCCAGCCGTCGTGACCTGATATAGCGAAGCACCCGAGACGACCCAGCCAAACCCATTGGCCGTTTCCGCCGCACGGATCGGGCCTGTGCCGATGGTGGACAGCAGCCGCAGACCCGGCGCTCCGTAGAACATGCCCTCTTCGGACGACCCCGGAGGCGCGCCCTCAAAAAACAGGTTGACCAGCGTCTAGCCGGCCAATGGGAGCGATCGCGACTGATAGGCCGCGCCAAGGAAATCAGTCTTCACCGAGCAACCTGCGTCAATCGCGAGCCGCGCGTGAAGCGCTGGCGCTCGTTGGACAACGCGGCCATCAGACGGCCCGCATATTGAGACTTCCAGAGCGGCAGGCGACCGTCTTCACCGATGAATGGGGCTGACTCGGCCAGCGCGGCATAGAGCCACACATCCGGATAGCGGTTGAACGCAGCGTTCAGCGTGCCGGAAGAAATGTCGGGCGCCTTCTTGTAATACCGGCCAGCGATGACCGTGCCATCTGTCATTGTCGGGAAGAACAACAGGTTCAAGCCCTGCTGCGTGTACTTGCGGGCCGATCCGGAGCCGCCGCCCGCCTTGAGCAAGCGCAACTGGCCTTCTTCGGCGACGTAATCCATCGGGTAATCGCCCGATACCTGCACGCGGATTAGCTCAAGGCAGTCGGTGGGAAGTGGCGCGACGTTGCCAGTGGCCGTGATGGCGAGCGGCGCCTCCATTTCGGCACAGCGCAGCGGCGGAAGTACGCTCTGCACGCCGGTCATGCCGTAATAGACAGCCTGCTCGCCCATGCTGATCAGCAGATCCAGCGTGGACTAGCTCAGGGCGCCAGCATTCGTGTCGTCGCCGTCGATCATCTTCAGCACGGCGGTACGAAAGTCGGTATAGGTCGTGAAGTTCATCAGACACGGCCCCGTGAGACGCGGAAGCCCGACAGGGCTGGATCGTTCAACATGCGGTTGGCGTGCACGGGGTTACGGATGAACTCCGCAAAGCTGACGCCATTATCGTTGCAGTATTGCTGGATGATGATGTCGGGTATCTTGGCAAGCACCCGCATTTCACTATCGCCCGTCAGGCCGGCGCTCTAAAGCGCCCTGCAATGATCGGCAATAGCATGGAGATCATCCATGTTGGCTTCGTAGACGTGAGCCTCATGTGTGGCGCTCACTTCCTCGATACGTGCCCGCATGTCATCTCCTTGAATAAAGAGGGGCCGCTATGCCAGCCGGCCCCGGGTTCATCAGCTCAGGTCAAGAATCGACGCGAGCGGCTTCTCGTCACGCACCACCAGCGTGACTTCGGTACGAATCTGCCACTGCTTGGCATCGCCCGTGGTCGCCATCTGCTCCGACTCGAACGGGCGCAACTGACCGAGGGCCAGCTTGTCCGTGTCGATCAGGTAGGCCGAAGCCGTCAAGCCCAGTCCGCCCGACGCCATCACGCGGTCAGGAACCACCTTCGTGACGCCGAAGTCATGGCCGTAGAAGGTGAACGCGGTGTTCAGCACCAAGCTGCCATCCGCCTTGCTGGACGGCACGGTCTGCTGCCGGGTCACGTTGCCGGTCAGTGCTGATACCTTCTACTTCTGCGCCGGAGGAACCAGCAGCATGGTCGAGTCACCACCATTCTGGTACGCGGCCAGCACCGCAGCCTTCACCAGAACGTCGGAGATGGCACGGGCCGTACCTGCCACCGGAGCCGTGTTGGTGACCGGGTTCGGAGCCACGCCAGCGCCCGCACCCACGCTGGCGTTCAGCGCAATGAAGCCGTACAGGCCGCGCATCTGGCCTGCAACGCCCGAAGTGCCAGTGACGGCAGCGCCGTTGCCGATGGCTGCCGCCTCGATGTCGCGACGAAGCTCAACCATCTTCTTCGCTTTCAAGCGATTGATTTCGGACGATCGGCCGTATTTCTTCACCGTCTCGGCGGTGTTGGACACGCTCAAGGTGTCCTGGAAGATCTGCGTGCGGTTGTTCAGCGGGCCGGGCTGGGTCTGCGCGGCGTAAGCGGCGTCGGCGCCTTCAATCGCAGCATTCGCGGCGTTGGTGGCGCGGTAGCTGTCACGGGTCCACTCGTGGAACACGTTCGACACCTTGATGCGGTCGATGGCACTGACCAGCGGGGTGTCCTACGGGTTGAAGTTGTAGATGCGGTCTTCCACATCCTCCGCCACACGGACGATGGACGGGGTAATCAGGGTGTTCGCAGTCATGTCTTTTCCTTAACCTAGCAAGTTGCCGAGGGATTGAAGGCTCTGTTTCGCATCGAAGCGTTTGAACGCCTCGGACTTGCTCACAGTCGCCCTGTTGGGTTGGTTTGCCGCCGATGGCTTAGCCACCCTTGGCAGTTGCGCAACGGGCTTGAGCGCGGCTGTTTTAGCCTGCAACTCGTCGTAGGCTTTTGCCTTAGCGGCAATCTCCCACAAGCCTTTCTGCACATAACCGATGTCTGCGGTCTTGGGGCTGATGCCAGCCTTGCCAAGATATGCCGCCAGATCGTCGATTGTTTTCTCACCAAAACCCGGCAGGGTGTCCTTCAGCGCCTTCTCGGTAGCATCGGCTTGCTGAGCAATCCACGCTTGGCGTTGCCGCTGCGTTTCCTGCTGAACATTCGCGATGGCCTCATGTGCTGCGTTCAACTGGCCCTTGCGTGTTTCGTATTGCTCCTTCTGTGCGATGTACAGCCCCACGTCCTGTGAGGCCAATTCAACAGACGGTGGTGCGCCGATCTGCGATTCCGCAAACTTGGCGAACGCGTTCAGACGGTCAAGGGTCGCCGTCAACGCCCTTTCATTGTGCTGGCGGTATTCGTCGGCCTGTGCCTGCAGCGCCTCGACGTGCCTGCGCTCCTCCGCGACAGCCATCGTTTTCTGCGAGTAGTCGAAGCCCTTCTGAGCCAGCTCGATAACCTCGGACTTCTTGAGCGGAACGTCCTTGCCATCATGCTTAAGCACAATGGTGGCATCGTCGCCCTTGTCGCCCTCGGCCTATTCCTGACCCTCTTCGGTTTCCTCCCGCTCCTCGGCTTCCTCGCCTTCCTATTCCTGCTCAAGCTCCGGCTCAGCTTCCTGATCCGCGCCGTCCATCAGACCAGCCAGACCCGAAAGCGTATCGCCCTCGGCTGGCTGCATTTCTGCGTCACCTGCCATGTTGTATACCTCGTTGGTGGAATGAATCTGCGGTGGCCGGCGCTGATCTCCGGCATGATGGCACTACTCCGTTGCCTCTGACCTAGCCAGCTAGAGAGGGACTTAGCGCATCAGTCGGCGCGTTCACCGCAAAACTTGTTACCCGATCGCCGCATTGATGACGTTGATCAGGCTCGTTACTGCCTCCTCTGGTGTCTTGCCAATTCCGCAGAACTCGCCGCTAGCCTCACCAAGCCGCACCAGGCCGGATTCGTTACCTATTTCAGCGCACCAACTCGGCGCGGATTGGTCGCCGTCGAACGATAGGGCGAACTCCTTGTCGCGCGGCTTGATTTCAATGGCAAGTTCAATAAGTTTTGACAGGTTACTCATCGCCGAAACACTCCCTTGAACCGTTCAGCGCGTGATTGCTCAGCCTCGATGGCCTTGCTCTGCATCTTGCCGGTGATCATCGTCTGTTCCAGCACGTCACCAAGCCGTTTATGGCACTGGATCATGCGCCAGAGGTGATCGCGCTTCGCCTCGTCCGCTTCGATCTGCCAGCGAGCCAGGATTTCATCCTTGAGCTGCGCCATCGTCTCGATATAGACGCGGTTTGACAGTACATCGGCGGCGAGTTGACCGCGTTCAAGCTCTTCCTATGGGGTCATTCATTCTCGCCCTATTGTTCGCCCTTCGTGGCGGCCTGCAATTCGGCAATCTGCTGCTGCAACTGCGCAATCTGCTCGTTCTGCTGAGCGTCGATGTCCTTGTGCGCCATATCGTGCGCGGTGGCGACGCCGTGAATATGCGTGTCGTGCGCTTTGCGCTGAACATCAGCGGCCTTGACCCCGATATTTCCCTGATCGGCCTGCGCCTTGACTCCGAGTGAGGCCATCGCATGCTGGTGTTTCTGATCCGCCTCACGCGCCCGCTGCTGCAATTCCATCTGCTTGAGGTACGTGTCCGACTGCTGCTGCGCGCTCATCTGCTTGAGCTGGCCGTTTTCTTGACCGAGTTGTTCCAGCTGCTGCTTGGTCTGCGCCATTTCCTGCTGTTGCTGCTGTTGCTGAGCCTGATACGCCTGCGGGTTCGGCGGCATACCTGACGGCTGCGGACTAACGAAGCGTTCCGGTTCCTTGAACTCGGCGGCCTGCACGTACAGTTTGACGGTTTCGGCCACCTGAGCTGGCGTGACGATGCCGAACGGGGCAGCTTGCATCTGCACCTGCATCAGGCCCATGACGCGCGCGGCAAGTTGTTCCTTGCTGCCCGTTCCCAAGCCGACCTTGATCGTAGTGTTGAACTGGTCTTTCCACTCGGACGGATTCACAGCGACCCACGACCCGTTGACCTGCATCTGTTCGGTCTTGTCCTGGAACTGGATCGCCAGCTTCAGCATCTTGCTGAAAAGCCCCTTCATGCCGACCGCGAACATGCGCGACATCAGCTCAAGGCGCATGTCTGCCTTTTGCGTGATGATGCTGACGCCGGTCGCGGTCTTGTTTAGCGAGTTGGCGTCGGTGCCCTGCGAATAGCGCGTGAAGCCGGTGCGGTTCTCTTTCCATCCCTCAAGCCATTCGTTGAACTCGTAGGCGGGAGCGCCGAGAGCGGGCTGTACGATGGGCTGAATGGCGGTGTTGGCCGGACCGTGGCCGCGCACCGCGCCACCAGGCCGATTCTCCAGCCAGTCGTCCATGTTCACGCCAGCATCCAGGTTGATGTAGGTCCGCTGATTGACGGACAGCATCATATTGTCTTGGATAGCGCGGATGACGTTGGTGCGCAGCTTCTGTGGCTGCAACGCCATGTCGGCAGGGCAGTCGCCGAAGAACGCATGCGGACGAGGAATGGGGCATATCCACACGAACGGATGGCCGTCGCACTTTTCGTACTCGACCAGCTTCTGCTCGATCATGTGGCAGCACAGCCATTCGGCAATGCCGTCGCCGTCCGCGTCCAGCTTGATATAGACCTCGCTGCACTGATACAGCTTGTGGCTTTCGTGCGGCTCAACAGCCGTGTAGTCGCTGTTCAGGCCAAGCTAGGCAAGCGTTTCGCTGTCGTAGCGCGAGTTGCTGCCGGCCTGCCCGATGTCGGTCAGGTCGTAACCCTCTTCCTCTAGCTCAAACTTTCGCTTCGGGTAGACGTGGGCAATCATCGCCGGATCGTCACCCCAGCGCGCATTCGCATCCACGCGCACTTCGTGAGGGGCGCATGCGGCCACCTTCACCGCCATGCGTTTATCTTCCTTCTTGAGCGATACCGTCAGCGTCGGTGCGGCGGGCTGCTGCGGTAGCGGCTGTCCATCCGGGCCATACTGCGCTGGCATGGTCTGTGACGGCTCAACCTGAGGTTCGTCGTCAAGCTCCCAGCCCGACTACTGAAGCATCGCCACCTGCTCCTGCGTGATGCCGGAATAGGTAGTTTGCAGATCCTCGAATTCCTCCTCGGCCCACACCTTGACGAAGCCGACCTTCTGGATCAGTGAATCCTTGAACCAGTCGTACATGATGCCTACACCGTCGTTGCGGGTGTAGAACAGGTAATTAACGTAAGCCGTGGCGAGCTGGGCAACCTGATCCTGATCGGGTCGGCGCGCCTGGAACTCGACCGCCTCGTCATCCGTCACAAACGGCTTCATGATCTGCGGCAACATCGCCTCGATCGTGTCAGCCACGTCGGTCGCTACGAAATCGCTGCGGTCGTCAATCTCTGGCGGGGCTAGTTCGCCAGTAGCTTCGGCGTTGTAATATTCAAGGTTGCGAAGACGCTGCTAGGCAATCTCGGTGCCCGGACCGCCCATGCTGTTTTCCAGCGCCATGCGGCAGGCAAGCTCGACCTCAGCATCCGTCATCTTGGCGTGCTTGATTGACGCCTTCTTGGACGTGTATGCCATTAGCGGGTAAGCCTGCGGTAGCTGATTGGTTGCATATCTTCGTTAACCATCTTGGGCGCCACACTTGCCATGTAGCGGAACATATCGGCGCCGTGACTCCACTCGTCGTGGACGGGTGCGCCAGGCTCGCCCGTTGAAACAGGAACGCCGCGCTTGTACCGCTTGAGGCACTGAATCAGCCGCTCGCACTTGAGCTTGTCGATGTAGAGCTGGCCGAACGCCATGCGTGCCGCCTTAATGCCTGTCTCGACCGGCTGAATCGGAACGATTCCCACATCCCAGCCAAGCTCGCGCATGATCTGCTCGGCACTCTTGCCGGTCTTGTAGTCACCGTGGGCGCCGTCGTGAGGTAGCCAGAGACGGCCCCAGTTGAGGTTCTTCTGTTTCAGCTCAGCCGAACACCAGTCGAGCGTCTTGTGGTCAACCTCGATGTACTTGATCAGCCGAAGCGACGAGATATGCCGCTGGCATAGGCCAATCGCCATCTTGTCGTTCCAGCCCAAGTCGAAAATGACGTGAACCTTGAGCGCCGGGTCATACGGGAATAGGCCAATGCGCCCCTCTTCCTGCGCCCTGGCAATCTCGTCAGCGTAGATCGCGCCAGTCACGGCAGGCTTGCAGCGTCCTTCCCATATGTTGTCGTAGTCAGCCCTTGGTGTCGTGGCGAGCGCGTGTTGCCGCTCAGCCTCAAGCACATCAGGGAACCACGGGTTGTCCGCGTAATTGATCTGCACCACCACGGAATCAGGGGGCGGATTCTCGATGAAACGGACGTAGGTTTCGTCGGTGTCCAGCTCGGGGTTTAGCGTGATGGTGATTCGCGACCCGTCTTTGCGGATCGTCGGGATAAGAATGTCCCACGATCGTTTGCTGATCGCCTGGGCTTCCTCGGCCCAAACGTCATCAACACCCTCGAACGACTTGATCGACTCGGCGGTCTGGTCGCTTAGGCCGGAAAATAGAAACTCGGTTCCGTTCGCGCCCTTGATGATGTTCTGCTGGACTTCGTAGAACGCGCCAAGGCCCATGGATTGAATCTGGTCACTCAGGAGCTTGTGCACGGAATCGCGGATGGACTTCTGCACCTCGCGAGTGCACAGAAATCGTCTTTTCGACTAAGCGCCCCGGATCAGGTAGGAGCGAGCAACACCCCACGACTTAGCACCACCGCGGCCACCATGCAGGATCGTGTATCGCTGTGGGCCAAACAAGCACTGCAGCTTGGCGGGGAACTCAATCTGGCTTGACAAAGGTCACCGTCAGGCTGGTCTTGAGTGGGTTGTCAGGATCGCCAGACACCGTCATCGGCAGAACCTTGCCAACCAGCGTAAGGAACGCGTTCGGGTTGGTCTGCGCCTAGGTCAGCAGATACTTGGCTCCGCCCGCCTTGTCGAGTGCCGTCAGGATCATGGCCTTTACGTCAGCCGTCACCTTATTCGGTACGCCTTTTGGCCTACCCTTGCCTGCATTTCCCCTATTCGCGCCTACTTTGGGTTCCACGGACTTTCCTCGGGCTGCTTACGCGTCACCCATCATTGCTACGGATGCTTCTATCTCAGACCACGGTATGTGGCTTCAGTCATCGTCTTCACTGTTGGCGGGGGCGGACGGAATCGAACCGTCATAAGGCGGGTTAGAGCCGCTGTCAGCACCCAAGCGCGCCCCACTAAAGATCGCATCCCAATGGCTGGCAAATGTCGCCTGGTCCACGCTGAACGGGCGTGGCGCTGATCCCTTACCGTTCATACGGCTTCGGCACAGTCGGCTTAACCGGATTCGTCGTCTTGACCTTGTACGTCAGCCAGCTATAGGCGCAGACGATGGCGAGGAGGAGTAGCAGGGCGATGGCGATCATGGCTGCAGCCCCTTTATCCTTGCCAGCTTGTCGTTTGAAGCGCCTAGGCATGCCTTGAGATGTATCGCGTACTCGACCAGTGAGCCGTTCGTCAGCTCGCTAGGCAACGCAACCGTGCAAACCTTTACTAGCTCGGCAGGCAAGGCAACGTAGACCGGAACCTTGACCTCGACCGTCTCAGTCCTGATTGCCGGTTTCGCGCAAGCGGCCAGCGACAACAGCAGGGACGCGAGTATTAGCCCACGCTTTGACAGTCGGCTCGCGCTCATAAGTGGCCTGCAATGACTTGATGGACTTCTGTGCGCCGGCTTGGCGCTTGGTATCGCCCTGTGCGCTCAACCGCGCCTGCTTGTTAGCTTCGGGCTGATTGGCCTTGCACGTTCTGGCCCATTCGGCGTTCGCACCCTGTAGCTTTGCGATCGTTGCCAGATTGGTTTTCTGCGCACCCGCGAAGGTGCTGACTGCTGACTGCAGCGTGACGGCACTCGCCCGGTAATGCCTGACCTCAACATGCTGGACAGCCGCAACCATCAACAGCAGCCCAGCCAGTGCGGCAAAGATCGTGGCGCGGATGCCGCCGAGTAGTTCAATCAGGCCCATACGGCGAACCTGCATACCGCATAGGCACCGCCGATCAGAATCCACAGCTTCGGGTTGAGAATCGTGTAGACGATCCGCTCTTTCCGCGTGTAAATCATCGCCCCGCCTCATCAAACTGCGTCTTGGTGAACATCAGTGGGAAAGCTCCCATCACCTTCATGAATCCGTTCGGGCTGATCTGCAGATCCAGCACTGATGTCACGGCGACTAGCTGGCCGTCCATGCTGAAAAGGCCACTGCCGCTATCGCCGAAGTAGCCGTTGTAGTCGATGACGTACAGCGTCTGGCCGTTGATGACGGCATAGCCCGACACATATCCATGCCGGTACATGTCGCGCAACCTGCCGGGGTTGCCGAGGTTGAACACTTCCTCGCCCTGGTACACATCGGGCCTCACTTCCACCCAATGTGTATAGGTTGCGGTTACGCGGACGATCGCATGGTCACGATGGTCAAGCTCAACCCGTAGCACTTCAACGGGAACGCTATCGACCGCGAGATTCTTTGTGCCGGTCAGGCAGTGTTCGGCGGTCAGGATCGCATGCGGTCCAATCACCGTTCCGCTACAGGTGCCATCATCCATTCCCAGCAGAACGGTGGCGTTGTGCACTCGCGCAATCGGGCTGACGCAGCTCGCCAGCCCCACACACAGTAGGGCTGCGAGGATGCGCATGGGTTAGCAGCGAATGGTTAGCGGGTTAATGGGGTCGCAAGCAATGTATGCAGGACGCTGGTATGTTTCAAATCGGCGCATCGCATCGCAAGGCACGTCACATCGAGCTGGCGCAGCAGTCATTGGAATCACTCGCTGCCCATAGCCCGCCTGAATGGCGCCGCAGTGGCTACATTTAGGTGGCGGCGGCGGCGCTATGCTTGACCATGCACCTTGGTGAGCCATGACATTCCCGCCACAAATAGAGCAGGCGCCAATACAGGTGAGCATGGTTTAGCTCGCCTTGGCTTCGTATGGAGCTTCTTTGACGATCAGATAGCGTGTGCTGGTGATGCCAGCCTGCGTCATCGCGGTCGGGTAATCGCAGCGCAGCGTCTCGGCCAATTTGTCTGACTCGCCTTCCGGGTAGCCCTTATCCCATACCTCGACGATGACCTTCCAGTCAGAAGTGTCGGCATTCTCGATGCGGATTTGCTTGGTCATTGGTTAGGCGTCCGTAGACTTCTTGGTAACGGCGGAATCAGCGACGTTTGAGCCGAAGTACAGGCCCAGCGTCCATGTTAAATAGCTTTACAAAAGCGTTTGTATGCGACAACTCTTTGATAGATTATCTTTCGCCCAAAGCGGCCGGAGATTCGTTAGCGCCCACGCGCGGCGCAATTCGGGGTCGTCCGATCCGGTAATCGTGAAGCTCGCCAGCGGAATGATGTGATCGACATGCCATTTGCCGTAGTTGTCCCAGCTCATGCCCTTAGCGAATTGGCGTTCCAGATGGGCGCGAAGTTCATCCTTCCCGTACCAAAGAAGATCAATCCATCGTCTGCCACACTTCTTGTCGCGCAAAACACCCCATATCTGACGCCCCATGCGCCTAGCTGGGCCGCGCATGCTGGCGGACTTTCGCTTGCGTAATAGTTCGGCGTTGCCCGGTGCCGACTTCCATTTATCCAAACTTTTACGCTGGGACGCTTTGGACTTTTCCGGGTTAGCGGATCGCCATTTAGACGCCCTATCCTTTACGGTACCCTTATTTTCCAGATACCACTTTTGAAGTCTTTCTTTGGCTTTTTCACGATTTCTAGCATGCCATTCTCGGCTAATAGCCAAGTCTCTTTCTCGGCGCCCTGGATTATTGAGCTGTATCTCCATCGCCCTTGTGCGATCACATATACGGCAGATTGAGTTATATCCGTCCGAATTTCGCGCCTTCCTGGTGAACCCCTCAAGGGGCTTTTCCAAACCGCACCGCGTGCAGGATTTCGTCACTTTGTCATTCACGGCGGCGTCTCGCACAATTTGCGTTCGGCAGCGCGGCGCTTGACCAGCCCATTTAGCTGACGGCCTTGGCTATACGTCCACCTGCTCAGCTCGCCGCAGAACGGCAGTCCAGCGTTAAGTTTGCGCATCAGTCCGGAATGACAGGCGGCGGTCGCGCCAACGTTGTATTCCCAGCTCAGGATGGCAGCAGCTTGGTTGCGCGTGATCGGCCGCTGAATACACGGCTCAACCTTGGCCCACTCGATGGCTAGGCGCTTGTCGAGCCGCTGCAGGCATTCATCCATCGTGGCATGCATACCCAGCCTGATATCCGGGCCTGTCTCGCCAGCGCACAACGTCGCGGTGCCATTCACATCGTCGTAGGTGTGCGGGACAACGCCCTCGTAGTGCGCAACCAATGGCGGCACGATCATCAGCAACGCTCCGATGGCTATGCCGGATCTGCCCTTAGGCGCCGGCATCGGGCGGGTAATCCGCGTCGTGACGGTGCTTGAATGCGCCCCACTTCAATTTTGCCCACTGATACAGTCGGTAGATTTGCTGAATAATCACGAACACCGAGCAGATCGCCGCCAGCTGATAGCTCAACGTGTCCCAGCGATAGCCCGCGAGGGATGTGACCGCCACACCCACCGGGTAACTGACTTTCAAGACGTCCAAGACACTTTCCCGCATTGGCGTATTCCTGTGATGGCCGCCAGTGCGGGCCTGTGGGGTTATTTGATGGGTGTCACTTTGCCGGGCTTGCGGCTGGGGCAGCGCATGGAGCCGGTGGCGTTGTCCTCACCCGTGATCGCGCCGGTCTTGTACTCGACGAACAGGGCGTTGAAGCCGTGCGTATCGGCATACCAAGCGGTGCCGTGCGGGAAGATGACCTGACCCTTTTCGCACTCGACGTATTCGGACTCGCCGTCAAGCTCGACCTCGATTTCGCCAAGGTCGATTTCTTCGTCCTCGGGTTCGTCGGTCATGGCTGCCTCGTTGAATTGGTCCGGGATAGCGCACCACGGCTGCGTTGACTGGCTCACGCCGGTCGTTTCGGTGTCCGCTGCTATGGCGGCATTTCAGGCCGTCCGGCATGGCCGAGACGCACCGAAATGGATTGGGAAACGGCTGTCGTCACAGCCTCACTGCGCACGGGTTACAAATCGACGGCCAGGTAACCGGGCCTCCCGAGATCGCCACACCCGCTAAAGCGTGGCCGTTATATGCACAGTTCCCAAAGGTGAAACCGCCTCGATCTTTCAGGGATGTTGGCGGCGTGAGGCGGTGAAAGTTCACTTTTCGTCTCACTCGCGTCCACGCTACATCATGAATCGGCGATCTAGATTTCCGTTCAGTTATTTGTTTCGGCGTTCCCGTATCAGGACTTGCCGGTATGCCGAGCCAAGATGCAGCAGGTAGGTATTCAGGCTCGCACTCAGCCGGTCGCGGATGCCGTCACGCAACCGCTTGTAAGTTTTCGGATCGACGCTGAGGTCAGCGGCCATCACGGTATGCGGCAACATCGGCTCCATGTAGATAAGCAGGTGCAGCGCATCCAATCCGGCCACGCCTGCCAGTGTCGGCGTGTACGTCGTGCGCTTGACCGCGCCATCCAAGCAGGCAGCAATGGCGAATTCATGCACCCAGCGTTTCAGCTTCGGAATGTGCAGGTAGTCGCCCGCGTACACGGTACGGAACATCTCCCAATTTGGGAAGCCGTTGTTGAACTCAAGACGGCACAGGCGATCAGCGTCGATCAGCGTGCCGTGAACCTCGCTGACCATGCAGGTATCAATGTCGCGCCCGCGCAGATCATAGTCACCAACTGGGGATTTCATGACGGCGTTCATGCCGCCACCTTCAACCTTGCATACCTCGGCTCGCACCGCGTCGATTGCGAATAGGTGCCACAGTCCTTGCACTGATACCGGACATACTTACGCGTCTGCTTGAGCGAGTAGCCACGGCGGATCAGGCGTTCACTGGCGCAGTTCGGGCAGCATTCCCCATCCTCGATCGAGGCGTTAGGCAGGCCAAGCACCCAGCCCTTTTCGTGCAGTTTGTCGAATACGGCCTCGGTGATCTTCACGTCGCCGATGTTGTATTTGCGCATCAGGGCTTGCGCTTTCGGATCGCCGGCCAGCACATCTGTCCATAGCTCAAAGCCGCCCGTATCGACCTTCTTGCCGACGCCAAGCCACTGTGCGACGTAGTCCAGCTTGTAGCTCGGCAACGCGACCTGCCGGCGCACCGACTTCATCAGGTCGATTTTTGCGAATGGCGATGACTTACTCAGGCCGCACTTGAGGAATTGAGCCTGAATCCAGCGAATGTCGAACTTGTCGGAGTTCCAGCCGATGACACCATCCGCTTCGTCGAACAGGCGCAACAGCTCGCGGGCCATACCTTTCTCGCCATCGGACCATAGCGACTTGAAGATCATTTCGCGGCTATCGTGGAACTTGGCGGCAAAGCACAGCAAGCCACCAGGCCGGCGAATCTGGTTAATGGCGACGAACTGCTTATGAAGCCCCCACGTATAGACCTCATTTGGGCGCGTTTCGATGTCTATAGTGAGAAGACGACTCATGAATAATCCTTAGTCAAGGAGCTGCTTAACTTTGGCCGCAACGCGAATAGCGCGTTCGGAATCTGCGATATGGTCATCGCGTTCCTGCTTGAGCGTTTCCGCCTTAGCGTGCTTTTGATCGGCGGTGGCGCGGAGATCCTCGGCCAAACTTAGAAGCTGCGCGCACTTCTTTTCCAGATCACCAACAATTGAACTGACAGTTTTATTAAACATGGCTGATCCTCTTTTGGCTTGTTTTGGGTTTTAAAGTCCGCTTCACAGTCGATCATCCGGCAACGTAACGTGATGCAACGGGTGTTGCGGATCGGTTACACATGTAGCTTTTGGAGCTACATGCCCAACATCGCCGATGCCGAAACCTTTCAATTCCTCGGGGGTCAGCAAGTCGCGCACCCCGTCAAGCTCAGCTTGCGTAGCAATGCGGCTGCCAGCGTTCGGCGATTTTGCGGCAATGCCAGCGTTCGGGCTGAAACTGGCAAGATAGGCTGATTCGGCGGGGATGCCCTGAACGATGCTGAAATCCGCATCGGTGCCGACGACGTGCCAGTTGTTCGCGTCTTGCGCCTGCGCAGTGGCCGTGGTTTCGTCGTATAGCTGGCGGGCCGTCTTGGGTTGCCACGCTGGCGGCTTCTTCAACCAACGGTCCATGCGTGCGACAGACAATGCTGCCTCACACTCTTCCTGCAACGCGGCCAGCGCACGCCATGCAACCTTCGTACGGTGCCTGACGCCATCGGTATCAATCGTGCCGCGCGCCACGAAATGACGCAGCAGGCAGTCGTCGTGATCGGTGGACTTCGTGCGATCCCAGTGCAGCGGCTTGCCGGGATTGTGCTGGGCATTCCCGATACAGGATAGCTGGGCTACGGCAACCAGCGCGTCAGTGAAGTAGTCGAACAGGCCGGACGCGAGCGGGATGGCTTTTCGTGCAGCTGCGTCGCTGGGGAGTGAGTTGTTCACCACACCACCCCGCGAAGTTCCTCGACGCGGGCGCGGTGGTCAGCCTTGACGCTGGCGATGAGCTTCGTTGCGAGTTCATGCTGCCCGGAGCGCATAAGATCGGCGGCATGCGCCACGCGTCGCTGAAACTTCTTCGTCCAGCCGAAACAAACGGTTCGTTTCTTCATTGCACCAACCCTCTTAGGACTGGTGCCAGTAAATCCCTATTTCGTGCAAGCCATCCTTGAAAACCTTGCACTATCTTTGTTGCCATCACTGGCAAGGTAATAGACGTTCCTCCGACTCACTCCGAGTCGCTCCGCCGTAACATCCGGCCCCAGCGTCGGCAGCAACTTCGCCGCCTCAATAGCTTTGCGGTCACGGTTTGCGCCCTCGTCAATGGCTATCATGTTATTTATGGTTTCCGCGCTGAACTTCTCGCAGCGAGCAACTGACCAGCCGCAATCGTGCAGCAGCTCGGCCAGCTCACCCAACTTCGCATGTGCGGCTTGGCTAATCATGTTTCACCCCTTCAAGTAATCAAGGATCGTAGCTTTCGCCGCTTCCCAACCTTTGCAGACCGCCACGCGATAGCCCGCATTGCCGAGGAATAGGTGGCACTCGGCTTGTTCGGGATCGACGCGGCCACCTTTAACTCGCTTGAGTTCGACATATAGGCCATGAAATCCGCCGCGCGATACAGGCAGGCACAGATCGGGAATCCCTTTCTTCACGCCCGACTTCTTCAACTTCACCGCCGTCACGATATTCACGAACGCGCCGTTCGGGATCGAATGAAGCCAGCGCAGCTCGGGATACTTCTTGCTTGCCAGTTCCGCCCATTCCATCAGCGCCGATTGCTCGTCGTACTCGGTCGGTACGGGAGGTTTCGGCGCAGTGAGCTTGAAGGGCTTGGCGGTCATGCCGCCTTCTTCTCATAGCTGCGCAGCGAATACAGGAACACCTTATCCTTCCCTGACCGCTTCATCTCTGGCGGCAAATAGAACGGGCGGCGCGTTAGCTTCTTCGTCTTGACGAGATAGCACAGCGTCCCCGTAACGCGATTGGCTGTGACACCAAGCTCAAGGACAAAATCATCGACGGTTCCCGGACCTTCTGCGAACACGTCAAGGATTTTCTTGCAAACAGAGTTTTCGTGGGTCGGCATCACTTCACCTTCAGCACAAGTTGTCCGGCGTCGATCAGCCGGGAATGGGTTAGGACGATGGCGCGATCCATCTGCGCGCGGCGTTCGGCGCGGTCTAGGAGCCGCCCGTTGTCGATTTCGTGATGGCACTCGGGGCAGAGTGCAGCGGTCATATACGCGGCGGATTTCTGACCCATTCCGCGATCCTGATTGGAATGGGCGACCTGCACTCCCCACTTGCCGCATAGGCTGCATGTTTCCAGGCTGGCGACGGCAGCGAACCACTTACGGTCGGCGGCAGTGGTCATGCAGCTAGCTCATTGCAATTAGGACATGGGATTCCGCGCTTGGCCTTAGTTACCGAGATGGCAAGCCAGTCGGTTACGTGATCGCAAATCAGACAATTCATGCGAACGGTGGCTAGTCCATCATCGTAATCATCGTGGGACGCATCGCAGACATGCATTAGCCTTTTAGGCTTGGCGCGCGGTGGCTTAAGTTCGACAAACATATCGGGTAGTCGATTCATGCGACCCTCCTCTGCTCACCCTCATACGGCTCAGGGATATACGCACCACATTGCGCAGCGGCACGGAACACGACGGTCTCAAGCAGTTCGCCGAACGCCTTGGCATCCATGACATTCCGCTTGCCGTTTTCATCGCGTGTCGTGGTGCGGAATGGCACGCTCTCGACGCCCTGCGGATTACATGGCGTCTTAGGGCACTTGCGGTCTACCCATCCGAAAAATTGTCCACACACCCACTGGTGTATGTCTTCCACCGTGTAGCCCATCGCCTCGGCAATCGGGCCGTAGCACACGCCGAACAGGTAAGCGTTCTGCGGATGCGTGCGCTCTTTCTTCCAAGCCTTCGCCGATACTTCCAGCGGCAGCTTGAGCGTGTGCAGGAACGTAACCCAGCGGGATAGCTCGGCAGGATTGGTGATCTTCATAACGGCCACCCGCACGCCTTAGCCAGTCCGCGATAGACCGGCATCGCCTCAGCCAGCGCCATCATTTCCGATGCCTTAGCGCGCCAGTGCGACCGATGCGTGCCAGATTGGTCGTAATGGCCTGCACCGTTGCGCGAGTCGCAGATTTCACGGGCGAGGGATTCGAGTTTTCGAAGTTGGTCATGCGATCAGCCTCTGTTGTGCCTGCATCGCATGCGCGGGCTCGTTAAACCAAAGAGACTCCACGCGCTCCCTCGCTCCATCCGCGTGAGCTGCACGATCAACGCGGAACCAGTCGCCATATAATCCGTTATAGAGTTCGGACGGATAGCCGGAAAGAACGACCATTCCCTTAAGCCGCTTAAGTCCATCTGCCAAAGTTACGTGCTGCTCGTCAGAAAGCTCATGCTTATAAGACTTTCGCTTAAGGTCATGATTGACTTTCACGGATCTGGTTGAATGCACATATGGCGGATCAACGTAATGCAGTGTTTCTTCACCGTCCTGATGCACCATCACTGCCATTGCATCGCGTTGCTCGATTACCACGCCGCGCAGCCTTTCGATTAACGGCTCAACTGCGTCAGCATAGTTAGCCCAGTCATGCGCCGGCGTCGTTCCACTGCGACTGCTATTAGCTCGGAATCCAGATAGCTCACCACATGCAGCGGCGCTGCCGAACCCCTGAAAGCTGCGCAGAATTGTTCGCCGAGCCTGCTCGATGGGATCGTTAGATGGAACATATGCGGCAACGAACTCAGCCCTACTGAAGGGCGTAAGACGTATTGCTTCATGCAGCGCGGCGCCGTGGTCACGCATAACACGAAACACGTTGACTATCTCGCCATCCAGGTCGTTGTAGACCTCTGCATAGCTGCGCGGCTTCCTGAGTAATACCGAGCCACCACCGCCGAATGGTTCAACATAAACCCGGTGCGGCGGAAGGTTGGTGATTATCCACGGGGCCAACTTCCATTTCCCGCCGTGATAACGAACAATTGGTCTTGTGAGAGATTTCACCGTCCACCCCTCCGCTTGGCATCCATCTCGTTCGCATTCTTCAGCGCCCGGTCAATCCGAAACTGCATGCGCAGCCACGTCTGCACGACTTCGCGGCAATTGCCGGTTGTGCAATCGGAGTGTTCGCAGCGTTCCGGCAACGCCTTGGTCTGATCGGCCCATTGGCTTGCGGGCAGCTTGGAAATGCGCTGCGCCTCAGTGAGGCAATAGCTGGCAGTCATGCCGACAGCCTCATTTCGGGACGGCCCATGCGGCGCATGCGCACCGTGTGAAGCTCGCGCACTTCGCCACTGGCGCGCAGTTCGTCAGCGGCGTGACGGATACCGCTCACGCTGCATCCGAGAAAGCGGGATAGCTCAGGGATGGTCAATGGCGTGACGCGCAGGGCGAATAGAATCCGGTCGCGGATGTTCATGCCGCAGCCTCCGGGTCAGGCTCGCGCAAAATGTCGCGCACTCGGTCAAGGTGTTCTTTCACCACCTCGGGGCTGGCTGGCTTGATCGGCGTCACGGTCTTTTCGAGCAGCGCCACGGGTGCCACCGGAAGCTCGCCGCCGCCAATGACATATTCGACCGCAAGACCGTAGGCATCCTGCAACATCCGCTCAGCCTGCTTGCCCTGCGCGTTGCGGTAGGCGTAAACGTTCAAGTTCGACCAGACCAGGCGCGAGAATCGGCTTACCTCGATCCTTTCCTCGCCGCCAGCTAGCCACTTGCGCTGGGTAAGCAGCTTGAACACTTCCGAATTGACCTTTGCCGGCGTCGGGATTTCATGACACATGGCGCAGAAGCTGGTTGAACTCGGCGGCCAGTTGCTGCCGCGTAACGTGTCGGCACGGAATCCTGCGGCCAACTGTTCGGCGGTCAAACCCGACAACGTGCTACGCCATTCTGCGGCGGCAATGCCGGACGGGGAATCACTGTACTGACTCACCCAGGCGTTGCCGTATCGGCTCCCCATCCGCATCCATACCTGCTCGATCATCGGAGCCGATAGAGGCTTGCGCTGCTCGTTCGGCGCGGCCAGCGTGGATGTTTTGCTCGATCCGCTCGACGGCGGAGAGCTTGCGGCTTGGCTGAATGTTTGCATTTCGTGTCTCCGGCTTGATTTCAAAAAGGCCCGTCCACCCGCGCTCGATCGACTGCTCAATAACGGCGGTCGGGTCGTGGCCCTTGGTTCGCAGCTTGGTCAGTGTCGCCAGCGAGAGTTCGCGGGCTTTGTACGTCCAGCCTTTGCGCTGGTTGCGGAAGGTGTGCCAGTCAGCCCATGCGGATTCGGTCAACCAGTCGGGCAGCGTCAGCGCAGGTGGCTTGCCGCCCTTTTGTTTTTGATCTTGTTCTTTATGGTGTATGGGGTCTGGTGTATGGGGAGCTTTCGATCCGGTTACGTCTTGGGTTTCATTCCGCTTAACCGGATCAGAACCCAGTGGGTTTCCATCTGGTTTCTTTGGACGTCCACCTTTTCCCCCGTTTGACCGCGCCGACTCAATCCTGATGCGGGCTTTGGCGATATCCGACTCAGCGCGGTCGTTATGGCGAAGCCCGTCAACCTGAGAAACTGGGAAAAACATATCGGCCACAACAATCACGGCTGATTGCTCGTCAGGCGTCATCGCGCGGGCAATACGGAAAAGGGTTGGGTTATCGTTGGGTATCGGCTTTTCGGTGCTGTAATAGGTCATCAGTAGCAGCAAGAAAGCGCCATGCTGGGCGAGCGTCAGGGCCGCTGTGTCGCGTTGGTAATCGCCCGGATACAGTTCGAAATAGTTCATGCCGCGCTGACCAAAACAAGCCCCACCAGCCGCAACCACGCATGCATCGCGGCATCCATATCCCTTGCGTCTAGGGCGCGCACGTAGACGTTCCCAGCTACCCTCTTGGCGGCTTGGTGGAATAGGTTGGTCATGCCGCAGACCTCGCGACGTACTGGCACTGGCGGATGAAGTCGCGGTAGTCCATGTCGCCTTTCATGCGGTTGCAGGCGCGGCAGGCCGGAAGCATGTTGCTGATACCATGACCACCGCCCTTGGCTTGCGGGCGAATGTGGTCAAGCGTCATATCGGCGCGGGTAAGCCGGGCACCGCAGTAATGACACTCTACGAATGAACGCCCAGCAAGGATCAGCGTCCGGCGTACATGCTTCTGCTTGGAGTTCATACCGCCTCCCGCAAATGCTCAGGCACCCACAGGTCGCGCATGGATTCCCAGCTAACTAGGGTGTTGGAGTCGGTGAGGGGTTCGAGCTGGTCGGGAGACCAATTTCTCCAGCATTCACCGTCATGAGACTCTGGCGAAATATCCAAGCCGTAGCCGATGCAATTCAGGCCCGTATCCGCATTCACGCCTTCACGGACACTAATGATCACCCCGGCCTTGCCAACGTCTTTACGGCCGAGTTCGGAGTTCGCCCACTTAATCCGCACCCTCTGCCCAATGTAGAGGGTAGTCATGCCGCCCTCCGGAGCATCAGCGCGGCGTTTTCAGCCTCAAGAACGGCGATGCGTGTAAGTAGGGCCGGGATCGTCTCTTTAACTACCGGAATGCACTCATAGGCTTTCTTCGCCACTACGGCGTCATCAAGAGACGCATAAACCCCCAAGTAGACCCTCTTGCCATCACGCGCAGACGAATAGACGACAAACTTCCCGCTCCGCTTGTTGCGGGTGATGTTTTCCACACCTGTATTACTCCGGGGAGAGGTGTGCGTGTTTCTCGAATTCACCGAATACGTCACTGAGCGAAGATTGCAGCGACGGTTGTCCAGCGTGTTCCCGTTGATGTGGTCAACGACAAGCCCATGCTCACCACACAGGAGGCGATGCATCCAATTACGAGTGCCGTCGATTTGTCCGACCGCGTAGACGTAACCATTGCGGGTGGTATTCGCTAGCCAGCGAAACTGCGACAAATACTCGAAGTCCTCATCATCAACGAGGACTGAGAAACCCTTGTTCATTTGGATGGTTTTCATGCGACAGCCTGCAGCGCATTCGTGCGCTCAAGCCGCTGCATGGTCTGCAACAACTGTGCTTGTTGGGCGTGGATCGTCTTGAGTAGCTCAGCCTGCTCATCAGCGGGAGCCTTCGCTGCCGGACGGTGCAGGCTCAGTTCGTCGCAGGCGTGATAGATCGGATCGAGACTGCTGGTTTCCTTGCAGATCAGGATGACCTCAGCAAAGGACAGTTTTTCGTCCTTGGACTCGTTCAAGCAGTTCTTCAGGCGGGCGTAGGCGCTATCCATCTTCATGGCAGGCCACAGCGCGATGGCGACCTGTTTGAAGGTCTTGCCGCTGGACGTTATCGCGGCATTGATCGCCTCAGCGTCGGTGTCGTACCAGAGGGGGGATTGCTTGTTCACTAGCAGCTCCTAGAAATTAGGTGTGCGTAGGGGTGTGCTGTTGAGGCCAAATAAAAACCATGACCACGACGAATCGCAGACATGGCTTAGGCCACCTCACGCACGGATGGCGCATCCCACGGGAAACCGGGCAACGTCTCTCGGCGATTTACCTGCCCATCCGTGGCGTATTCGATGTTCGCCGCCAGCTCAGGACTGGCGCCCTTGTGCCCTGCCGCGATCATGTAGAGGTAGTACGGCGAGACGCCGCACACACCAGCCACACGGACAAGTTCGGCGCCCTCGCGGGTGAACCGGCCATCTTTGCTGAGGAAGTACGCCTTAATATTCACACCGCTAGATTACCCCTACGGTATATCTATTGCAAGCGGCAATTTACCTGTGCGGACATTTACCCGATTGGTAGCGCTCACTCACCATGAACGTCATGCTGACCATCGACGAAATCAGGTATCGGAATGCGCGCCTGCTGGTGCGCGGGATCGAGGAATCCACAGGGAAGTCCGGCGACCGCTCGGGCGCGATGACGGCGTTCGCCGCCAAGATGGGAAAGTCGCCAGCCCAAGCCAGTCACTTTGCCGGAGAGAAACCATCCAAGGCCATTGGCGATCAGATCGCCCGAGAGATTGAGGTGGCCTTCAACAAGGAACGCGGCTGGATGGACTGGCCGCAGTGGGAGATGGCTGCAGCGGAATCTTGCAAGATGAGACCGGATGCGTCCAAGCTGCAGGAAGCTCACAATGTGCTGCGTCGCCTGTTTTTAGGGAATGGTGGCGAGTATGAGTACATGCGAGATTCTGACCTGCTGGCCGAAGCGTATGACCTTGACGCAGTGGACCCAGTGGGCCGAACCATCGCCCTGATGGCAAGGGTGGCTCAACGCGTCAAGATCCAGGAGAAAGCGCATGGCGGAAAAGATCAAGCTAGTAAGCGTGGGAGGTAGGCTCCTGCCAGCCGACAAAGAGGCGTGCAACAAATGCAGCGTGGTTCACTTGCACAAAGCATCTGCCGCCACAATTCCTAACCAAGCGCCACTGACTGATCTGGAAATCCTTCGACTGCGCACCATTTTCAGCGTTTGCCCCATTGCCCGAAGTACCGGCTGACCAGTCATACAGACACGCCGGATAGCCTAACTAGCCCGCACCACGCGGGCTTTTTCATGCCACGACGATTTATTTTACCTTTGGGGTATTGACACAGATATACCTGCGGAGTAACGTTCACTCCATCGCCACCCAAACGGGTCGGCATGGAGGAACTCATGAGCGCAGCAGTCAAGAAGGTCGCGAAACCGAAGGCAGCGAAGGCAGCGAAGGTCGTTGAGGCCCCCGTCCTCATCACGTACAAGGGTTTCGACAAAGACCTGAAATGCCGTGGCTTCCAGTACGCCGTGGGCGAGACGTACACGCATGACGGCAAGGTCGAGGCTTGCAACTCGGGCTTCCACGCTTGCGAATATCCGCTGCACGTATTGCGTTACTACAAGCCCGGAACGTCCCGCTTCGCCATCGTGGAGCAGAGCGGAGATATTTCACGTCACGGTGACAATACGAAGGTTGCCAGCTCAAAGATCAAAGTTAGTGCTGAAATCAATCTTGCTGGGCTGATCAAGGCGACGATTGAGTACACGACAAGTCGCGCCAAGCCGGTCAAAGGCTCGACCACCACAGCTAAGAATTCAGCAGCCACCGCATCGGGCGACTCCGGCGCAGCCACCGCATCGGGCNACTCCGGCGCAGCCACCGCATCGGGCNACTCCGGCGCAGCCACCGCATCGGGCGACTCCGGCGCAGCCACCGCATCGGGCCACTCCGGCGCAGCCACCGCATCGGGCCACTACGGCAGGGTGCGCGGCATAAACGGCTGCGCCCTGTTCCTGGTCGAGCGTGATCAAAATCGAAAGATCATCGCCGTATGGGCAGGCATCGCTGGCCGTGACGGCATCAAAGCCGACACTTGGTATTCGCTCAAAGGCGGCAAGCCGGCGGTGGTCGCATGAACCCCCTGCGCAACCCCGAATTCCACACCCTCTCAGATCGCCAGCTTCAGGCCCGTCTTGAGCGGGACCTTGCAGCACGCAAGGTGGCTCGTGACGCGATTGACCAACGCATCGCCACGAAACGCAGTCAGTTCCGCGCTGATTCTCGCCTGCCGTTCCGGCCAGTGACAGTGATTGACGCGCCAGTTGTGCCGAAGCCCGTTCCTGCACTGATCCGCTGGCCCGTCATCGTTGTGTTCGCGCTGACCATGACGTTTGCCGTGTGGAAGTTTGCAGCGTGGGTTCTGCCGGTGGCCTGGGGGGGTGTATGAACCTCGCCCAAGCCCAATCACGCTACGACGCCATGCTTCCGCCCGAGCAGGACGACAGCGCATTCCAGCGGCGGATCGCGCAGATTGATGGCGACCCGGATCGCACCTTTGTCGGTGAGCTGCTGTTCGACGATCTGCCTTACGTGCCATCTGCTGCTCACGCTGACGATGACGCGATCGAACAACGCGATGCGGCGGTTAAGTCGGCCATGGCCGTCACAGCTTACGCCATCGACGCGTTTCCGATCATCGAGCGGCTGACTGCTGGGCTTCCACTGACGCCGTACCAGTCCGCATTGATCCCGCGATTCTTCCGCGCACTGAAGCCGTGGATCGAAAAGGAACCCATCGTGATTCGGCAGGCTGCGGAGGATGGATTGTGAGCGAGTAGATCAAAGATGGTGGTCCGGCGTTTTCTTGCGGGACTGACGAAAGGGCTTTGCTCATTGCAAAGCAAGAAGGGCGCGTTCTGGCCGGCAACTCTCCCGCCGCATTGCATAGCCGTGGCATGACCCTTCGCGATTATTTCGCGGCGAAGGCGATGCAGGGGTTTTCTGCCAGTCCAAACGAATTGTTCACTGACGCAACATTCAGCAGGATTGCCGAGTACGCATACAGTCAGGCCGACGCCATGCTTGCTGCCCGCGAGGCCAAGTTATGACCACGCCCGAATCATCCCCATCGTCGCCGGATTGCCGGCGAATGATCCTGATTTTCTTCCTCCTGCTTTGGAGTAGATCGCATGAAATTTGAAATTCGTAACCGCTGGACTGGTGCCGTTCAATACAGCTGCGAACTTTCCGCAGAAATGGCCGGCAAATCGTATGGCCTACAGCTTGGGTTTGTCGTGAAAAGTGCCATTGCGAGCGGCAGCAACCTGCGCGGCAGCAACCTGCGCGGCAGCTACCTGCGCGACAGCAACCTGCTCGGCAGCGACCTGAGCGGCAGCGACCTGCGCGACAGCAACCTGAGCGGCAGCGACCTGCGCGGCAGCGACCTGCGCGGCAGCAACCTGCGCGGCAGCTACCTGCGCGACAGCAACCTGCGCGGCAGCGACCTGCGCGGCAGCGACCTGCGCGGCAGCGACCTGCGCGGCAGCAACCTGCGCGGCAGCGACCTGCGCGGCAGCGACCTGCGCGGCAGCAACCTGAGCGGCAGCTACCTGCTCGGCAGCAACCTGAGCGGCAGCAACCTGAGCGGCAGCAACCTGCGATCCATCCGAGCCGACTTCTACGATGTGCTGTCTTGGGCGCCCGCAGAGGTTCCGGCGCTGATTGATGCACTCAGGTCAGGCAGCGTTGATGGTTCGACATACACTGGCACTTGTGCCTGTCTCGTTGGCACGCTGGCGAATGCACGCGGCATCGAATATCAGTCGCTTGAACATGACTCAGGCCGACCCATCGAAGTGTTTTTCGCCGCCATTCGTACCGGCGATACACCAGAAACGAATCAGGTATCAGCTATCGCGCTTGGCTGGGCCGAATCGTGGCTGGCGAACATGCGTGAAGCGTTCGTGCCGAAAGCGGCATAACCCAACAACCGCGAACTGCGCGCACCTCCTGGGGAGTTCCGGCCCCTAACGCAGTACCGGAGCAGCGGCACTCTCTGCGGCATGGATGCCAAGAGTGCACACCAAAGCAGCTAGTCGGCGGGCAGGCCGATCCGTAGAGACGAAAAGCTGGCTGCTTTTGTGTTCGTTTTCACCGGGGAAGTTATCGGAGTGCATGGGTGATCAGCGCCACTGCATTCGCCAGCTGAGGCCGTTACATAGTCTGGACGCGATAACGCCCCACCCCATTCCAACACCGTGCCGGGCGGAATCCCGGTAGAGGATTTGATATGAACGATGAGACGAAAACTCATTACCGCAAGGCGTTCGATAGCCCGTATCTGAGCAGCGCCGATCTGGTCGAGCCGACACCGCTCACGGTCGCGTATGTCCGTCTTGAGCCGGACCACACCAAGAAAACGAAAGACCTGTTCAACACGGCGCATTTCGTCGAGAAGGAATTGCGGCCCGGTGAAAAGTTGAAGCCGATGATTCTCAATGCGACGAACAGCAAACAGATGAAGAACCTGACCGGCACGCCGTTCATCGAGGAATGGGTCAACGTGCGCGTCACGGTCTACGTCGATCCGAACGTGAAGTTCGGCAAGGAGTCGGTCGAGGGTTTGCGGATCAGTAGCAAGGCGCCGGCACCGCCCGTTGACGTGAACGCGTGGATCGGCAAGGTCAATGCCTGCGACACATCCGATGGCCTGCAGGATACGTGGAAACTCGGCGGCAATGCGTTGCGTGAATCAGGCAACCGCGATGGTTACGCGAGGCTCAAAGATGCCGTCACGGCTAGGCTTGAATCGATCAAAGCCAAGGCTGCCGAGGTCGCTGTGGAATCTGAAGCATGAAGATCATCCATTGCGATCAGGGCAGTGATGAATGGATTGCGGCGCGGTCCGGCTGCATCACGGCAAGCATGTTTGGCGTAGCGCGTAGCCGCGTCGGCTGCCTGACCGATCAGCAGCAGGCTTTTGTTTACGCCGTACGTGGTGGCGTGCCGGAAAAGGAAGCCGCGAAGATTGCCGGGTACAAGACAACGCCGCGCGCCACCGGCATCACGCGCGCACTGTCTGGACTGCCCGTAGGCGAATGGTCCGACGCATCCAAGGACTACGCGTTCCGTCTCGCCATTGAGCGGATCAGCGGAGAGCCGCTGGACGAAGGTTTCCAGACATGGGCTATGGCTCGCGGCCATGAGCTTGAGCCGGAAGCGCGCATGGAACACGAAATGCAGACCGGCTTAATCGTTCAGGAGGCGGGGTTCATCACAACTGATGATGACCTGTTCGGCGCGAGTGCTGACGGCCTGATTGGCGAGGACGGCGGTGCGGAATACAAGTGTTTCCTCAACCCGTCCAAGCTGCGCCAATTCCATATCGACGGTGATGCCAGCGACATATTCGACCAGGCGCAAGGCTGCATGTGGATCACTGGCCGCAAGTGGTGGCACATCGGACTGTACTGCCCCGCGTTGGCGCCAGTCGGAAAACAGTTGTGGTGGAAAGAGTTTGCGCGCGACGACAACTACATCAACGCGATGGAACAAGACCTGTGGGAGTTCGCGCAGCTTGTGGCGTCGTATGAATCGACACTCAAACAGAAGGCGGCATGACATGGCAGAGGCACAGTTCATCAATGGTTTGACGTTCAAGGCTCCGAACGAACGAGCGCCGGAATACGTGAAGGCGAAAGGCTCGATCAAGCGCGCGGATTTGATTGCGACGCTGCAAGGCATGGGCGGCGACTGGATCAACTTCGACGTAAAGGTGTCGCAGAACGGCAAGTGGTACGCCGCTGTCGATCCGTGGAAGCCGAATAGCGAGAAGTCGGAGCGTGCGGCACGGGGCCAGGAGCGTTCCTCGCCGAGTCGGCAGGATCACAACGATTACATCGCGAACGGAACTGGCGATAAGCACGGCGATGCGAGCAATGGGTTTGCAGATGACTCAGACATACCCTTTGCGCCGATCCCGCTGCGGCAGCTCTGGTAAGCAGCCTAACCACCACGAAGAGGATTGAGGGATGAACTGGGACGATTTCCGACAGGCGTTCAGCACCGCTCGCCATACGATGAATCAAGCCGATAACGTCGCCAACGACATGGCGGACATGCTTGATGGGCGGCTGCGCAAGGTAAGTGGTTTCCGGCTGGCTAAGCTCAAGCGTCAGCTGCGCGACTTCAACATTCACACTGGCGAATGGAAGGAACCATCATGACCGCCCTGCGCGAACTTGCCAAGTCCTTGGCCGAGAAAGAGAAGGACTACGCGACCCATGAGCGTAGATTCTCGGAAGAACTCATCGCCATCCTCGACGCCGATGATGATGTTCGGCGTGAAGTTGAATGTCGCCTGTGGGATACGCAGTGGTTAAACATCGTCAACCACGAAAATTGTTACAGGGACTTCGACAAAGAAACCGCTATTGCCGATGCGGTTCGCCGTACCGAGGATGCGATGGCAAGAAATTTCCGTGATGACAGATGGCCGCCACGCAAAGACGCCATCCAAGGAGAAACCTATGGACGCTAAGTACACGGTTGAGGAAATGCGGGAGATGGCGAATAAGCAGCGGGAAACAATGCCAATGACCGCCGCCATGCTAACCGCCTACGCCAACCTCCTCGCCGAGATCGAGCGGGCGAAGGCGGGGGTGACGGACGAGGCTTATATGAAGGCTAGCGAAGCTATCGCGGCGCGTTTTTCCAGTGACTTTTTCGACGAACGTATGGTTCTAGAGTGTGGAAGAGCCGCCCTAGAATCCGTCGCCCACCTGTTGCCGAGGGGTGAGGTTGGGGTGGATGAGAGTGCGGTGCCGGTGGCTTGGATGCGTCGAACGATTCGCCACAAGCGCATAGGCGGCAGGGAAGATGGTGAGCGAGTGATGAGCGCGTCTAAGGTCTATCCAGATGACGAACCGCTATTCACCCACCCGCCAGCACAGGCGGCGCAGGTGGATGCTGATCTTTACAAGTCAGCGTGCGACAGCGTCGAAGAATGGAAGGCTCGTGCGCTCAAGGCTGAGGAAGTTTCTGACCGGCTGATGGCTGAAATTAACCAGATGACCGGACCGACCTTCATGGGTGAGCCGGTATTGTCGAAAGCGCCAACGCAGGTAACTCGCGCCGAGGTTGAGGCGTTTCTTGTCGCCTACCACGCCGAAGTATGGGCAGCTGGCGAAGGTAACGGCACCGCTTACGACCAAGCGGGCGAAAAGCTCGCAAAGGCGTTCCTCGCAAGGTTCAACACTACCGAGCCAGTGGCGCACGAGAAGGATAAGCCGTGAAAACGTGCAGCATTGACGACCTCAAAGCGAATTTCCGCTTCGATGCTGAGACGGGGATTATCACCCGTATGCTCACAGAAAAATCGTTCAAGGCAGGGGATAGGTCCGGCTCTAGGACGAGTCACGGCTATCTAATGCTCAAGTTTCACGAAGTCCGATGCCTCGCACATAGAGCAGCGTTCGCCATGTATTACGGGTGCTGGCCCATCGGTCAGATAGACCACATCAACGGCGATCGTACTGACAACCGAATCTCTAATTTGCGCGAAGTATCGAATTCGCAGAACCAGATGAATGCCGGACTGAATTCGCGCAATACCAGTGGCTGCAAAGGCATCTGGTGGTCAAAGGATGAAAGCCGCTGGCGTGCCCACATCATCGTGGACAAGAAGAAACTCTATCTTGGCTCTTACAAGACGCCTGACGAAGCCGCGCACGCCTACAACAAAGCCGCGATCCGATTGCACGGTGAATTCGCACGGCTAAACCCGATAGGTACCGCCGCACCCACCCCGGAGACGAAGGGATGAGCGCCGAACTGTGCAGGGCGGAGTTTGAGAAGTGGGTACAAACCACGAGCGCATGGCGCGCTTGCAAGCAGCGAAACAAACCCATGTACTTACGCCAGAGCATGGACGGCAGCTACAACGATTTCCGGGTGAATGATCGTTGGTTCGCTTATAAGGCCGCGTGGAACACCCGCGCCAACGACGTGGACATCGAAAGCCTACGCCAACTAGTGATTAAGTGGGAATCTCGAGCAGCAGAGGAAAGACGATATAGCGGCGAATATTACTCGGGCCGATCTCAAGCGTATGACGCGTGTAGTGAAGAGCTCGCCGACAAGCTCACCGCCGCGCTACCGGAGTCCAAGCCATGACGCTGTCACGGGAAGTTCAGGATGCGCTAAAAGAATTGAATACGCGCATCGACGCACAAAATGAAAGGGTGCGCACCAAGGACGCAGAGATAGCGAGCCTTATCGACCAGCGCGACATGCTGTTACGTCAGTACAACGAAGCCGAATCCCGCCTCGCTGCGGCGAATGCGCTGCTTCGAAACGTAATGAACGAAGGATGTTCCATGCGTTCAACCCACGATGCCATCCAAACCCACCTGCAAGGAGCTGGCGATGAATGAGTGGATGCCAATTGAGACGGCGCCGATTGGGGTAGTCGTGGACACGATCATCCGTGATGCGGATGGAGATCGAAATCATCAGACGCTGAAAGCAAGCCAGCGCGACCCGAATTGCCGCGTTATGTGGTGGCTCCCTGATGGCTCGATGTACGTCTACTTCACGCCAACACACTGGCGACCAGTGCCGTCAACAGCCCGATGCACACCGGAGCAGCCATAGTGAGCCAGAATCCGGCAAGCGACCAACCATGGCTAACCGTCCCCGAAGCGGCCAAGTATTGCCGCTGTTCCGTCCGCGCGTTCCTCAACATGCGCTTGCCCGCCAATGACGCGGGAGGCCGCAAGGTCTACCATCGGCAGTCACTTGATGCAGCGATCACGGCCCGGACATGGCGAAACTCTACAAGCGCGGCCCCTGCTACTACCTTGACTGGTCAGACGGCGGCGAACGATTCCGGCGCAGTCTCGGGAAGATTGACAAGCAGGCGGCTCAGGCCATTCAAGCCGAGAAAGAAGCAGAGCTGCGCGGGCTGATAACGCCGACGCGCGGCGCGATAGTCGCACAGATCATCGCCGACTATATGGCGTGGTATGAACATGCCAGACCGACCACGTTCAAGCGCGCCGGGTACACGTTCAAGCCGTTCCTGTTGAAATTCGGCAACCATGCCGCCGAGGGGCTAGACCCCGGACAGGTCGAAACGTGGGAGCTTGGCCGCGAGGCGCGAGGCAGCGCCAACAAGGCGGTCAGGCTGGCAAAAGCGGCATTCAACCGTGCCGTCCGCCTAGGTGCGATCCGCATCAATCCGATGGCCCGCGTGAAGTCCACAACACCACCCATCAGCCGCGCACCGGACTACTACCGGCAAGCCCAGCTTAAAGCCCTCTACGGCTGCGAACGCGGCCCGCTGTGGCGATTCATGGTCAACACCGGACTGCGACGCGCCGAGATGGCGAAAGCGTGCAGAACTGACATACGCGACGGCCAGATCATTGTGGAGAGTACGGCCAAGGGGCGCACAAAGTCGGGGAAGTGGCGAGCCGTGCCGCTGAATAGCGAGGCGCTGATGGCGCTGAAGAGGCTTGGGGATGATCGTCTGGCGCTGTGCCATCCCGACACACTGGGGGATTGGTTCGCGCGGGATCGTGACGCACTGGGCTTGCCCGGCTCACTTCACTGGACGCGGCACACGTTCTGCACTGGCCTCGTGCAGCAGGGTGTGAGCTTGTACGATGTGCAACGCCTTGCGGGACACAGCTCGATCAAGGTGACGGAGCAGTATGCGCGACACGCGCCTGGTCACGGTGTAGAAGCGGTCGGAAAACTTGCGCGTTGGCACACTTCACGGCACAGTAAAAATAAAACTTCAATAAAATCAAAGCGCCCTCGTAGCTCAGTTGGATAGAGCGGCCCCCTCCTAA